TTCCCTTCTGTCTTGTCTGTCGGCTAGTCCGACCTGCCATTTCACAAGGAGATATTACAATGGCTTTTCCATCAGCGGGTGGGTACACAAACCTCCCAAACGGTAACTTTTCACCAGTTATCTATTCCAAGAAAGTCCAAAAGGCTTTCCGTAACTCTTCCGTAGTAGAAGACATCACTAACACTGACTATGCTGGCGAAATCGCTAACATGGGTGACAGCGTTAAGATCATCAAAGAACCCGAAATCACAATCAATTCTTATGCCCGTGGCACTACGCTTGCGACACAAGACATCGCAGATGCTGATTTCACTATGGTTGTTGACCAAGCTAACTACTTCCAGTTCGCATTGGATGACATCGAAGAAGCGCACTCACATGTTTCTTTCATGGATCTGGCAACAGACCGTGCAGGTTTCAAACTGCGTGATTCATTCGACCAAGACGTTCTGGGCTACATGTCCGGTTACTCATGGGGCGGTTCTTCATGGGCGGCTCGTACCACAGCGGCAGGCACAAAAGCAGATGCAGCCGCAGGCAACGACGAATTGCTTGCAGCTAACAAGCTGACGCAAGGTGCCTTCGGTGGTTCCACCGCAGCTAACTCTATTCCTGTAACTGCAGGTGGCGGTGCTGGTGCTTTGACATCACCATTGGCTGTTTTGAACCGCATGGCTCGTCTTATGGACGCAGCTAACGTGGACACAGATGGTCGTTGGATTGTAGTCGATCCGGTCTTTAAAGAGATCTTGATGGACGAAGATGCGAAGCTGGTTAACGCCGACTTCGGTGGCGATGCAGAAGTACGCAATGGTCGCCTTCCCGGCACCATCCGTGGCTTCCGTGTATATCAGTCCAACAACCTTCCTTACAAAGGTACAGGCGCTGGTACATCTGCGGCTTCCGGTTCTGCAACTAACTTTGGTGTTCTGGTCGCAGGCCATGACTCCTCAGTAGCAGTAGCTGACCAAATTGCGAAAACTGAGAGCTTCCGCTCACCAGATACATTCGCAGACATTGTTCGTGGCATGCAGCTCTATGGCCGCAAAATCTTGCGCCCAGAAGGCTTGATCACAGCAAACTACAACTTGGCCTAATGGTTAAGCGGGGGCAGGGAAACTTGCCCCCAACACCCTTCTTTAAGGATCATTCATGCCTAGTACTTACCTAGATTTATGTAACATGGTGCTTCGCCGCATCAATGAGGTAGAGATCGCAGCCGATGATTTTTCATCGGTTCGTGGCGTTCAGGCTTTGGTCAAAGATGCGGTCAAGGCCGCTATTGCCAAAATCAATCAGGCTGAGTTTGAATGGCCCTTCAATGCTTCTGAGCATACACAAGTTTTAACGGCTGGTCGTACAGAATACGATTGGCCTGATTATTTTAAGATTGCCGACTTTAATACTTTTCAGATCCAGAAGGATACTTCTCTGGGTGCAAGCTTTAAAACTCTGACACCTATTGAGCGTGATGAATGGTATTCTAAGTATCGGGACGATGATTATGAGGCCGGTGTGCCGGGTAGGTCTATCCCTGATTTTGTGTTCCCTTCGCACGGTACTGGCTTTGGCGTATCACCCTCACCAGATAAGACTTACAGTGTGCGCTTTCGTTATTACCTGAACTATGCAGATCTCACTGCCTATGACGATGTATCCCGCATCCCAGCCAGTTTCGATACAGTTATCATCGATGGTGCTTTGTATCACCTATACATGTTCAAAGATAACCTAGAGGCCGCTAATGCTGCCTACGGCGCATTTCAATCCGGTCTTAAAGATCTGCAGACGCTATTCATCAACAGCTACGAATATATCCGTGATACAAGGATACGTTTCTAATGGCTGACGAAATCCAGAGTTTCAAAGTTGTATGTTCTGGTGGCTTAAACAGCAACGAAAACCATTTGTTTCTGTCTGAGGCTGCATCTGGTGCAGCCACTCGTTTGGTTAACTATGAGCCTAGCCTTTACGGCGGCTATCGCCGCATCGAAGGGTACACGCTTTTAGGCGGTCTTGATGTTGAGGTGGGCGCAGGCGTAGCTGAAGGCCCGGTTCTTTCTGTAGCGATTTACAAGAATGAACACATCGGTAATCCTTACATCATTGCAGCCCGTAAAGACGTTAATGCTAACACATATAAGTTTTATAAATTCATAAACTTTGTTGGCTGGCAGGCAATGACCAACAGTCTGACGCTCAATACTACAGACGGTGTTCGTACTGTTAAGAAGTTACGCCATGCACAGTTTGACTTTGGTGATGGTTCAAAGATTATCTTTGCAGACGGTGTAAATAACGCCATCGTTTTTGACGGTCAGAATTGGTATCAACTAAACAATACTAATACAGGGGGTACATCAAGCCCCGGCGGTGATCAGATTGTTAATGCACCTGCTATTGTAGAGGTGTTTGAGAACCACATCTTCTTAGGTGGAGATCTCACATCCCGTGCTGTTATATGTCACTCTGCACCAGCAGATCCTTTTAACTTTTCGGCTGCGTCAGGTGGCGGTCAGATAACACCGGGATTCAACGTAGTTCAGTTTAAACCTTTCCGTGATGATCTTTTTGTATTCGGTATTAACAGCATCAAGAAAGTAAGTCCTGATATAAGTGCAGGCTTTGTTCTAGATCAGGTTACAGCTAACGTAGGGTGTGTTGCACGGGACAGTGTGCTGGAAATCGGTGGGGACTTGATCTTCCTGTCACCTGAAGGTTTCCGCCCTGTAGCTGGTACATCCCGTATTGGTGATGTGGAGATCCAGACACTATCAAAGCCTATTCAGGTTACTCTGGTGGATATGATCCGCAACTACGACATGGATAACCTTAATGGTGTTGTTATTCGTGGTAAGTCACAGGTTCGCTTCTTTGTAGATGATGCTGGCACTGAGGTTACTGACAGCTACGGCATCATTGGTGGTCTGGCAGATCAACAGGGTTCCATCGGATGGGAGTTTGGTGAGCTTACAGGCATCCGGGCGTCATGCTGCACATCTGATTACATCGGGCGAACAGAGTTTATTCTGCACGGAGACTATGACGGTAAAGTCTATCGCCAAGAGCAAGGTACAAGCTTTAATGGTGGTGATATTCTCGCTGTGTACGCCACGCCTTACCTAGATTTTGGTGACACAGAAACCCGCAAGACGATGCGTAAAGTAAACACATTTGTTCGTGCTGAAGGCCCAGTAGAGATCTTTCTATCTATGGCTTACGATTGGGGTGACTACAGCACATCCCGCCCATCTTCATATTCCCAAACCAGCGCAGGCGGTCCTGTGGAGTACGGCGGAAGAAACATTGACTTTGCCGGTGCGAACATCCTGTACGGCGGTAACTCCAAACCAATTATGACTTCAGACATCCAAGGGTCTGGCTTTTCCTCACGGGCGACCTTCGTGACGGTTGGGCAATCAGAACCTTATTCGATCCAAGGTCTAGTATTTGAATTTTCGATTTCAGGAAGGCGATAAAGTATGGCAGGTTATACACGCCAATCAGTAGCGGATATTATCAACGGCGCAGAGATTACTGCACCACCGCTTAATGCTGAATTTAACCAACTACGAAACGCCTTTGATGCTACTGGCGGTCACTCACACGATGGTAGTGCCGGTAACTCACCGGCAATTAATCTACAGACTTCTGTATCTGGCTACCTTCTGCCCATCAACGGCGGTACAGGCGGCAAGAGTAACGTAACCGCAACATCAAATCCTACAATCACTGATGACGTAGCTGCAGGCTACGCACCCGGATCTATCTGGCTAAACACCAGTACCAACCGTATCTTTATCTGTGTGAACAATACATCTTCTGCAGCGGTCTGGTTTGAGGCTGTAGGTCAAACAGCTACTGAGCTTTCGCCAGAAGTAACGAATACTATTGATCTGGGTACAACAACCAATCGCTACAAAGATCTATATCTGTCTGGCTCTATTGACGGTACGCAGAACGCTACCTTCGGTGGCACTCTAAACGTAACCGGCACCACTACAGTAGGCACTCTAAACGGCACAACAGCAACGGTAAGTGGACTAACTACATTAAACCAAGTTGATGCTAACTCTGGTACGATTGATGGCACGGTTATCGGCGGCAACACAGCCAGCCCGATCACTGGCACGACAATCACATCTACAGGCGGCTTCACAGGTGATTTGGTAGGCGATGTAACCGGCGATATTACTTCTGCTAACACATCGACCTTCAACAACATCACGGCCACCGGTACAACAACCGGTACGTTTGTAGGTGACATCACAGGCAACGTCACAGCCACTACAGGTTCATCACAGTTCAACAATGTGACCATCAACGGTACGCTCAATATGGATGGCGCTACAACCGCTACGATTGAGAACCTTACTGATCCGGTAAACCTGCAAGACGCAGCAACAAAGAACTACGTCGATGTAGGGTTAGCTAACTTAGTCGATGCCTCACCCGCAGCCTTAGACACGCTTAATGAGCTTGCGGCTGCGCTGGGCGATGACGCTAACTTTAGCACCACAATGACTACGGCTTTGGCTGGTAAAGTAGCAGACACAGGCGACACGATGACCGGCAACCTGATTATGTCAGGTGCTACGGTTACTGGCCTACCGCTGCCAACGGCTAACACTGAAGCGGCAAGTAAACAGTACGCCGACCAGCAAGATGCTCTTCAGGTATCACGGGCTGGTGATGGTATGTCCGGTCCTCTGGCGATGGGTCTTAATAAGATCACAAACCTTGGGACGCCGACTGCCGCCACAGATGCAAGCACAAAAGGCTACACAGACGGTATTCTAGGCTCTGCAACAGCGGCTTCTACAAGCGCAGCGGCAGCGGCTACATCTGAGGCCAATGCTGCGGTATCGGAAGCTGCCGCACTGGCTTCTCAGAACTTAGCTCAAGATTGGGCAGTCAAGACAAACGGCACCGTTGATGGCAGCGACTACTCTGCAAAATATTGGGCCACACAGGCTGACGTAGGAACAGTTGCAACCAACATAGGTTCGATAAACACAACGGCGGCATCAATCGCTAACGTCAATCTAACTGGCGGATCAATTGCAGCGGTCAATACAGTCGCAACCAACATCAACAATGTTAACGACTTCTTCGATACATACTTCGTATCAGCTAACCAGCCTACTGGAGCAAACGTAACAGAGGGCGACCTTTGGTTCGATACAACCGCCCAAATTTTAAAAGTCAGATCAGCAAGTGGATTTCAAAGTGCGGGTTCGTCAGTAAACGGCACGGCTGACCGTGAAGAATACACAGCTACAGCGGGACAATCATCATTCGCAGCTACATATGACCCAACTTACTGTGATGTATACCTAAATGGTATTAAATTAGCACCTTCAGACTTTACCGCAACCGATGGAGCCAATGTGGTCTTGGCCTCACCAGCGGCAGCGGGAGATAGCGTTTCTATCGTTAGCTTCGGCACCTTTGAATTGGCAGATCACTATAACAAAACAATAGTCGATGCTCTCATCGATGATGTCGAAACTTTAGCATTGGCAGGAATATAACATGGCTTTGAACACAACCACTCTTGAGACAAATCTAAACACAAAAATGAACGCCACAACAGGCACAACCGAGGGTAAGGAGTTCTTGCTTTTAGGTAAGGCCGTCGAGGCTCTTACGCCCTCAGTTACAGTAGCTTCTGTGATTGCTGAAGGCACTACGCAAGTTGGCCGTGTAACGACAGAAGGTACTACTCAAGTAGCTGCGGTCCAAGCGGCTGGATCTGGCTATGCTTCTCTAACGGGGGCAACCTTTACTGGTGACATTGACATGGGATCAAACGACATTACCACAACAGGTAAAGTCTTGTACTCTAATGTGTATTCAACTACCGGGGATTTGCCCTCTGCTTCAACATATCACGGTATGTTTGCTCATGTTCACGGCACAGGCAAAGGCTATTACGCACATGGCGGCAACTGGATTGAGCTGGTTAGCTTGGACACTTCTGGCAACCTAACTGTTTCTGGCAACCTAACTGTAAGCGGCACGACCACCACTGTTAATAGCACTACGCTGGACGTTGCAGACCTAAACATTACAATTGCGGATGGCGCTGCGGATGCGGCTGCGGCAAACGGCGCAGGTATCACAGTAGATGGTGCTTCAGCCAATATCACCTACACCAGCGCAACGGATACATGGGATTTCAACAAGGCTATTACAGGGACGTACACAAACCTTCAGCCTGTCGTAACTGCGGCTACCCCTGCGAGTGCTGCGGGTGGTGCGGGTGACGTTGATATGACTAAACCCATGCACCATTGGACTTTGGCAGGGTCATTTAACATTTCACCCACAAACATCGCAGCGGGACGTACTGCTATGTTGGTCTTAGACCGTACAGCAAGCAACTATAACCCTTCATGGGCTAGTGCAGTTAAGTGGCCTGATGCAACGGAACCTACATGGGCAGATTACCGTTACTGGATTGTCTCCATGACTTGCTTGGATGGCGCAATCATCTTGGCTTCGGCGTCTGGCTACACGGTTTAAAGGGGGGTAAGCACATGAGTTTACCTACAAACTTTTTTATTGGCCGAGGTGCTGCGGATTCTTATTATACGCAGCTAGACATAACAATTAATGCTACACGCAGTGGGTCAGGTTATAATACGGCAATCGGGGGGTCTCTTGCTCAATACCAAAACGCCGCCACGGGTAATAATGACCCGACAACAACTATTATTAGTAGATTAGGTGACGGTATATTAGTCGTTCCCGCAAAAGCGGGAATATATGATGTTACAGGTCGTGGAGCCCAAGGCAGCGGTGGTAATCATGCTGAAGGAAGAAGTATAACCGCTGGTACATTGACACTTAGTTCTGATGTTACATTATTAATATTAATAGGTAATAATGGCACAGGAAATTACTCCGCTGGCGGCGGCACATTTATAGCTACAGCTAATAGTGAAGAAAACCCCACGCATACTGACATGACTGCGGCGGATGCAGTGTTAGTTCTTGGTGGTGGCGCCGGGGGTTATTCACAATTTATAACACGCAACATACCCGGTCCCTTAACTACCTCACTGTCTACTGCGGAAGCTAGAATAGGCTATACAAACGGCACCTATGACGAAGGAGCAGGCTTTTTAAACTCATATACACCGTTGGGTGATGGGTATACCAGCACCAATACACCGCACCATTTCGTCCAAGGTGGACGAGGTTCCATGGCCGCTGGTTGTGGCAGTGGTACAGGAGGTTTTGGTGGCGGCGGAGGTTCGTGCCCCGCTGGTGCTGGTGGCTACGTTGGCGGTCTCAAAGGAATTAACTCCCCTTCTCAGAGCGGTGGCGGTGGTGGCACAAGCTACTGTAATTCAGCCTATATGAGTTCATTCACACAATCTGGTGGGTCTCAGGACAACAACAACTACACTAGTTTTAATTCAAATGCTTCAGGGTTTCTGACTATCACCCCGCAATAAGGAAATTACCCAATGAGCAAAGCACGACTATTAGCCGACTTAATGCGAGACAGCAAAATCTCCCTAGCAGAAGTTTCTGGGGAAGCATCCGCATCAGATTTTAACGTAAACCAATCCGATTACCAAACATCCGATATTAGCCTCAATCTAAAAGTCGAGGCTCTTGAAGACGAAAACTTGTTGAATTTAGGAGTCTAGGACATGCCAACAACAAACACTAACTTTACCTCGCTTATCACAGCGATTGACACAAAAGCGCAGTCACTTGCAGCTTCTACAACTGATCCGAAAGACTTAGTGTTTTTGGGCAAAGCGGTTGAGGCTTTAAACGTACCAGATACTGTCTCTGCTATTATTACCGAGGGTGATACGCAAGTAGCTGCGGTGGCCGCTCAAGGTACAACATCGATTGCTGCGGTTGCTGCACAGGGCGCTAACTACGCTCCACTAGCCGGTGCTACATTTACTGGTGCGGTTACGATCCCTGACCTGACTGTAACAGGTACTACCACAACTATTAACTCTGCTACGCTCGACATTGCTGACATCAACATCACGATTGCAGATGGCGCAGCTAACAGTGCAGCGGCTGACGGTGCCGGTCTTACGATTGAAGGTGCTGGGGTTAACTTCCAGTGGTCTGATGCAGATCAGCAAATGAGCTTGAACAAGAGCTTGGCTGTAAACGGTACATTAGACATTGAGGAAGTTTATGAGAAGGTAGGTACAAGCTTTACAACTTCGGGTCTTATCACTTTTTATACAACGAATTATGGCGTAATTTACTATTCAGCTAACCAAACGGCAAACCGCACAATCAACTTTGCCGATGTTAACGCAAATCTTGGGATCAATCAGTCTGTTACTGGCGCAGTCCTAATGACCCAAGGCTCCACTGCTTATTACCTCAACACAATCCAAGTAGATGGCTCCACGGTCACGCCAAAATGGCAGGGCGGTGCGCCAACAGAAGGTAATGCCTCTGGTATCGATGTATACTCATTCACCATCATCAAAACAGCGGATGCTACCTTTACCGTTTTGGCTTCAGTCGCAGCATTTGAATAAGGAGTAATTGCAATGAGTTTGATTATTCCTAAAACGCAAATCCTATATGCGCCTATGCTTGGGTCGCTTGGTGGCGGTTCTGTGCGTGGCTTTGGTCGTGGTATTGGTGGTGGACCTTCCGTTGCGGGCGTTCTGTTTGAAACAACTGGATCGCATACTTATATCATTCCAGCTAATGTATTTTCAATCTCAGCCGTAGCTATTGGCGGTGGCGGTGGTGGCTCCTACGACCATGACGGCAACGGCGGCGGCGGCGGTGGCCTTGGCTGGAAAAACAATATAGCGGTATCCCCCGGCCAAACCATTACGGTAAATGTAGGCGCAGGCGGTGGGCAGGAAGCTAGACAGGGAAGCAATACCGCTTCCTCTGCAATGAATGGCGAAAACGGAGGAGATTCAAACATAATAAAAGCTGGAACTACGATTGTGCAGGGTTACGGCGGCGGCAGGGGTAAATATGGCGGCGGGGGCATTTCTAGTGGCGGAAGCTACGCTGGTGATGGCGGCGGCGCTGGTGGTGGTGGCAGCACAAGCTACGCTAACGGTGCTGGCGGTGCTGGAGGTTATTCTGGTAACGGCGGTAACGGCAACGAGAACAGTTCAGGCCAAGCTGGCAGCGGTGGCGGTGGTGGTGGCGGTGTTCGCCGTGATAACTGGCATACTGGCTCTGGTGGCGGCACTGGAATTTACGGGCAAGGGGCTAATGGTGCGGCTGGCACCAACGGCGGTGGTTCCCAGAGTGGTGTAGCCAATACCGCTGCCGAAATGTTAGTTCAATGCGGCAAATCTGGGTCAGGAGGGCAAGACCCTCAAATGATAACAAATGGCGCTGGGTACTACCCAGTACCGAGAGGCGGGGCTTACGGTGGCGGCGGTGGCGCACCATACAATTCTGTCAATAATTATCTGGGAAGGGCGGGTCATGGTGCGGTTCGTATAATTTGGGGAGAAGGTCGGGCATTTCCATCAACAAATGTTGACCTTGCTTCGTCTACGAGCGGTGAAATTACGGTGTAGTTCCAGCCAACTTACCCCTTGCTAATGTACCAACTAAGTGCTACAATCTTACACAGTATTACCAATCAGTTTAGGCACTTATGACAGATGAAACCCTAGAGTTTCGGACTGTTTTGCTAACCCCTCCAGAAGTATTGCATGTATGGCCTTCCATACAAGGCGACATAGACAAAGCACTGTCCCACGGGATTGATGAGATGTCTATATTCGATCTCTTCAAGGACGCCATCAACGGCACAGTCTTTGTGTGGATCACGCTGGACACAGATAGCAAGATAGTCTGCACAACCACCCTTAGATTTCTGACACAGAAGAACGTAAAAACGTGTCAGATCATCACCAACACCACCAACGGTGTTTCACTCAAGCAGGTCGAAGCAGATCACAGATTGTTTGAGGACTTTGCCAAAAAGAACGGCTGTTCGCATCTTCAGGTATGGGGGCGCAAGGGCTGGTTAAGACGCCTTCAGACGCTCAGTTCTAGGCAAGGCAACAAATACAAAACTCAATATTATGTATTCGACATGGAGATTTAGATGCAACTGTATAACCCTTTTATGCCTTACCGGTATCTGCACCCACGGGCTTCTGGCCTGATTGCCTATAAGGGCGGCGGTGCTTCTGCGGCAGAAGTAGACGCCAGTGTTCAGGGCGGTGTGACCGCTGTTAACGAGAACACTGATGCTGGTTTTGCAGAGGCTGCGGTTGTAGGTGAAGAAATTAAAAGCAATCAAGGCACCATGCTTGATAATCAGGCAAATCTTAGTACCGGTCAGAGTGATATTCGGGCAGATATTGCAGCCATCCCCCAGACTACCGTTGTTTCACAGTCCGTAGATACTTCTGGCATTGAAAACCGTATTGGTAGTCTTGAAGGTACAACAAACACAGGCTTTGCTGATGTAGGTGGTCGCCTTGATGATGTAAACAGCACAATGAATACGGGGTTCTCAAACGTACAGGGTTCTGTGGATACCGGCTTCAGCGACATGAACCAATCCTTTAATGATGTAGCAGAGGGCCAGACAGGCATACAGAACAGCGTTTCTGATCTTTCTGGTAATATGACAAACCGTTTTGACACGGTGGACAGCACTCTGGACACAGGCTTTGCTGGCGTCAACGAGAATGTGAACACACAGTTTGATGCGCAGAACCAGAACCTCACAGATCTTTCTGCTAATGTTCTTGGTGGTCAGACTAACCTGCAATCATACCTTGAGGGCATGTCAGATCGTTCTGATACCTACTACGGCGGTCTTGCTGAAGGCCAAGCCGGTATCATGGGCGGTATTGGTGGGATGCAGACCGGTCTCAACGATTTCCGTGAGAACTATGATGCTAACACTACTCTGGCTAACCAGACCCGTGCGGAGCTTCTGGATACGGTTACTGGTGGGTTTAACCAAACCCGTGAGACTATCTCTGACAGCTTCAATGATACTAGCCGGGACATTAACAATGTTTCTAACCAAGTGGATGACCAAGCTCGTAAAGCTGCAGCCGCTGCGCCAGTAACCGCACAAGAGTTTACTCAGACTATCCGTGAACTTGCTTCTGGTCTGGACGCAGGAACCCGTGAACAGGCGGCTGCACAAAACGATGTAGTCCAGCGTTTGGACACAGTTAAGCAGGTGCTTTCAACTCAGGGTGAAAACCTTCCTGATGACATTCGTCAGCAATACACGCAGCTTGCACAGGCCTTTGACCAAAGCGGTCAACTGGTCCGTGAGAGCATCGATGCACAGGGCGTAACCACACGCCGTGCGATGGATAATCAGAGCAACGTATTACTGGCTAGCTTTGACCAGCAAGGTCAAATGCTGGGTCAGAATATGTTCAACGTAAATTCACTACTCAAGCAAATGGATCAGCTTGGGTACACAGGCCAAGGGCAACAGCCGGGTACACTGGCTCCGCAGCAATTGGTCAACCGTAGGGCTGCAATCGATAGCGGCCTCATGGAAAGACAAGATCCATATTTTAACACATTCGGGTAAACATGCATCCAAAATCAATCTCTGACCAAGGCCTTAACTTAATCAAAAAGTTTGAAGGTCTGCACAAAGTAGGACCAGACGGTATGGTAGTTCCATATCGTTGCCCTGCCAATATTCTCACCATCGGCTACGGCCACACTAAAGGTGTTAAGAAGAATATGCGTCTTACAAAGCAAGAGGCAGAAGACCTTTTGCGGCAAGACATGAAGATCTACGAGGCCGATGTTAAGCGTCTGGTCGATGTACCTTTAACGCAGTACCAGTTCGACGCTCTAGTGTCGTTTGTATTCAACCTTGGTAGTGGTGCCTTCGGTGGCTCTACACTTTTAAAGAAGCTTAATGCTGGAGATTATTCTGCAGTACCAGCACAATTGATGCGCTGGAACAAGGCACGGGTTGGTGGCAAACTTCAGCCTCTTACTGGCCTCACACGCCGCCGTGCGGCAGAGGCAGCGTTGTTCACATTGGACGCACAGCTACCCAGCGATGACGTTGATGTACCAATGGCACAGAAGCCTGCAGCACAAGACAAGAAACCTCTAGGTAAATCTAAGACGATGGCCGGTGTAGGTATCGCTGGTGCAGCTACTGCACTCAACGAAACTGCAGGACAACTACAGGGCTTAGTGGCGTATGCCGACAGCCTAAAGACCGTTTTCCTACTCTGTGCAATCGCCGGTATCGCTCTGGCTGCATACGCACGGTGGAAGGATCAAAAGGACGGGGTTGATGTTTAGCATCTTCGGTAAAGTGAAGACTTACATCATAGCCACCTTGGCCCTCGCTCTGCCCATTATTTACGTCTTTGGGCAGATTAAAGGACGGGCGAAAGAGAAGAATAAAGTTCTGACGGATGAACTACAGGCGCAACAAAAGGCGGCTGATTTTTATAAGGCGATGTCTGAAAATGAAAGCGACAATCTTACTGATCGCAAGTCTATCACTGACCGGCTGCGCTCAAACGGTTTATAGAACCCAACTCGAAATATACTGCCCCCAAATCAAGCAGTATGATGACCGGTTCAATGCCCAATTAGCCAATGAATTAGACAGCCTTCCTGCCGATGCTACGGCAATAGATGAGGCTGTAAAAAACTACATCTACTTGCGAGATCGTATCCGCAGATGTGAAGAAGAAAAGGATAAGATCTAATGAGTTGGTGGTCAGAAAATATTGGAGGCGGTAATAGCTTCACTGAAAGCGTAGCAAATACGTTTACCCCTAATGATGGCGCTTCATATGTAGGCGGTACATTGACGTATGACAGCGGTAGTAACGCAGGTCAGGTGGTTCAGCAAAACACTGGTGGCGGCTACGGCGGTAACGATGATGATGGCAACGCTGTGTATTCTGGTTCTGCAAATAGCACCACTACTAATTCTCAAAACATTTCAGGTAACAGCAACGATGATTTCACACCTAGCGGAATGGCTCCTTCGGGTCTGCAGGCTGCGCTGGGCTATGTAAACCCCATAGGTATCATTGGTAAGCTTTCTGGATGGGCTAATGATCTCGATCCATCAAAAGACAGTACAAAGGTTGTCGGTGGTCAACAGGTATACGACAATGGAAAAGGTTTTGTGTATTCCTATAACTTCTTAGGCCTTCCATACGAGGTTGAGGTCCAAGGCGATGCTGTCGTTGATAAGCTATCTATCAAGGACGAAGAGACAGGGCTTACAGGGTATGAAACCCTTGCTGCACAAGCCACTGCTAATGGTGATAACGATGGGGCTGCCGCTATTATGCAGGAAGCTGCAGACAACGCACAAGCCGCTGAAGGTGCAGCCTCTACAGGACCGTTGTCTGCCGATGGTATAGCTAAGATGATTGTGGATTCTGGTGTGGCTGCGTCCAACGAAGAAATCAAAGCAATGCTTGCAGACCCTAAAGCATTTCTGGATGCAAAGGGTATTAACCTTTCTGATGTTATCCCAAATCTAGACCCAGCTACTGCAGGAACACTACTAGATCCTAGTAATCCTAATTACGCCCTCAAGGGGCTTGAGAAGTATCTACCTCAGACGGTCTCTGGTATTGCACCGGTTAGCAGCCCTACCGCAGTAGCCCCCGCTTCATTTACCACAGCGACTGCGTCTGATCGCATGGATAACCCACAGTTTATTATGAACGCTGCCACAGGCGAGGTCCGTGATGCTAACCTAGTGGATGCAGAAAGCTACACACTAGACATGAAGGGTTCTGCCACAGGCATTAACGCTGATGGCACAGCAAACCAAACAGGCGAAGCTCTAAATGACTACGCCGCACAGAAGTTCAGCCAAGTAATTGATACACGAACCGTTGCCGGTAAGCTCATGGCGCAGAATTTGGGCGAAGGTAACTATGTAGATACAAAGTCTACCGTAACCGGACAGCTTGAGATGCTGGCCGATGCTTTTGTTGGCCCAGACGGTGAACCTAAGATTCCTGCATTTGCACAAGCACAGGCCCGTGCAGTAGGACGTACAATCACATTCAGCGGCATGACCGGTACTGCAGCCACAGCGGCTATGGCTACCGCTCTGATGGAAGCAAGCCTGCCAATTGCACAGCAAGAGGCGCAATTCTTTCAGACACTCACTTTAAAAAACCTAGACAACAAGCAACAGGCTATCATTAACAAAGCTACGGTTCTGTCCAACTTCGATTTGGCTAACCTAGATGCCCGTGAGACTGCAGCGGTACAAAATGCCCAAGCCTTCTTAGAAATGGACCTGAATAACCTTACCAACGAACAACAGGCGTTTATGGTTAACACTCAGGCCCGTGTGCAGGTTTTGCTTGAGGACACACAACAAGAGAATGCAACCCGCCGGTTCTCTGCAGAAAGCAAGAACGACTTCACTAAGTTCTACACGGAGCTTGGTACGCAGGTGGAACAGTTTAACGCCAACCTGTTATCTGAACTTAAACGGTTCAATGCTGGCGAGATTAATGATGCCACTGAGTTCCGCATGGCTTTGGAAAATGAGCGCCAACAGTTCTACTCAAAGATGCAATATGCTGTGGATGAATCCAACGCCCGGTGGCGGCAGACTGTTGCAACCACCAATACTCAGATGGCTTTTGACGCAGCGGCTGTAGACACCAAGAACATTCTAGATCTGTCTCAAGAAGGTCTCAACCGAATCTGGGATCGTACAGACAGCACCTTGGATTACTTGTTCAAGGGTGCGGTTAGTGAGGAAGAGTTTGAGATGCGCCTTATATTAGGTGAGATGCAAGCACAGGCTGCAACACCACAGAAGGCTAGTCTCTTTGATACGCTTCTTGGCGGCGCTATCCAAATTGGTGCGGGTGCAGCAAGTGCAGGTATCAACCCCTTGAGTTGGTTCTCCGATATGCGGCTAAAAGAAAACATTCAGCACTACGATACGCTCAACGGCGTTAAGTTCTACGTCTGGGATTGGAACCAAGAAGCTAAAGACAAAGGATACGACAAGTATCCGACCATGGGCGTGATCGCACAGGAAGTTCAGAAGACACATCCTGACACGGTAATTGAGGGGCCAGAGGGCTACCTGATGGTTAATTACGGGAAGCTTAAAAATGAAATTTGAA